CACAGATAGGTGCACACGCCGTCGGCGATATAGGCAAGTTGTTTGGGTTTTCTAGACCCATGACGATAGATCCCATACGGGTCTATTTGCCTAGGTACATTGGCGGACTTGCTAACGTGAACACTCCAGAGGCCGTGCAGAAGTTGTCACTGGATGTGAAACAAGAGGTCACTGTCGATCCTGGTGTAACTGGCGTTAGCTCTGCTGACGAGATGGGCCTTGTCGACATAGCTAAGCGTGAGTCATACTACGCCACGTTTGTGTGGAATACCACGGGGTATCCCGAGTCAGGCGCCGGCACGAAACTGTTTCAGACACAGGTTATGCCAACTGTTTATCAAACTTTTGGGAGTGGTGCAAACACCGAGTATCACAACATACCAGCTGGCATGGTAGCTTTGCCCTTTTCTTATTGGGGGGGCTCAATGGAATTTCGTTTCCAGGTAGTCTCTTCAAATTTCCATCGTGGCAGGTTGCGTATAGTTTGGGACCCCCATTCGTTGGATGGTGGTGGTTTTTCGACAGGCTACAATACCATGTACACACGTATAGTAGACATTGCTGACATGCGCGATTTCACTTTTAAGGTTGGTTGGGGCAGAGAATATTCTTTTCTGCCTGTGAGGAACCCTATGAAGTTGAGAGATGGCTTGCCTATTCCTTCTTTTGCTACGGGGCCTACGGCGCCCGCCGTACTGCAAGAAGTATTTGGTAATGGGACCATTTCTGTTTTTGTCGTCAATGATTTGACAACGCCAAATCCAGACCCTACCGTTGACGCAAGTGTAGAAGTCAATGTGTTTGTCAAAATGTGCGACGACGCTAGGTTTGCGGAACCCACTGATGCGGCGATATCGAATATTTCGTATTTTCCATCGGCGGCTCCCGTAATTCCACAAACATTGGAAGTTGTTCCAGAGTCTGATGAGCAGGTTGCAGAAGTACAACTTAGTGCGCCTGTTTCCACAGACGTGACCACAGAGGTTGGGACCGTTGGCGATCCAACAGACCACACCATGGATGTGTTCTTTGGGGAACAGGTCACTAGTATTAGGGAGTTATTGAAGCGCTATTGTATGCACAGTGCTGCGTACACATCTAACGATGATGCACAGACTACATGTGTTTATACGATGCCAGATTTTCCTTATTATTACGGGTACAATCCCGATGGTCCGGACAATTCTCTTTCGGGACCTTTTGCTTACGCTCAAATGACAATGCTTAACTATTTTACCCCTGCGTATGTTGCATATAGGGGCGCAATTAGATGGAAGCATTGGGCCACGCGGACGCCAATCGACCAGAGTGACACTGGCGTCAATTCTAACTTTGATTTACCTATGATGGTAGAGAGAAGTGATGGCTTGACACGCAGTCTCTCTAGCCCTTTGGCATATGTTCCATATTCTTTGACGTTTAGCAGCAATATTTTGCGCGCCGCCACTAGTTTCAGGCGTGCTGTGTTGCAAACATACACTTCGTTGTACAACGGGGCGTTGGCTACTCCAGTGGGTTTAAATCCTGACGGAGAAGTCGAGTTGCCGTTTTATACTAATAGGAGATTTTATAACGCCAGACGTATAAGAACATTGGCCACGCGTGCGGTGAATGATGAACTGCCCAGCGTGCATACTATTTACATTTCAGGTCAAAGGACCGTTTTGTTCAATTATGTTGCCGCTGGGGAAGATTTTAGTTTGGCATTTTTCATAGGGGTACCAGTCATGTATTCGATTGGGTTTGGTTCTCCTAACGCACCACCCACGCCCGTTTAGCACGGGCGTATTAGACCCAGCGCGGGGTCTCTCTCTTG